GGCCAATCCGCCAAGCATCCACAAAGACGACGCGCAATGGTTCATCCCGTCCGATTATCTGGCGCATGATGCCCGTGAACACGATGTGCAGCGCCAGCACGGTCAATTCTGGGCCATACCCCTCGACCTGGACGCCAACAGCCCGCCCTTGGCCGTCGTTCGGGCGGCGCTGGATGGTGTGGTAGGTAACGCGGGCAGGGTGATCTATTCCAGCAGGTCGGCCAATGCTGATGATCTCAAGTGGCGCGCGTTGTGCTGGTTGGAAACTCCAATCGCCGGGGCGGATTATGCGGACACGGTTGAGGCGTTCTATGATCTGCTGGAAGAGGCCAGCGTGGGTGTGTTGATCCCTGACAGGGGTTTGGCGCGTCCCGGACAAATCGTCTATCTGCCAAACCGGGGCGAGCATTATGAGCATGACATCCACAAAGGGGCGCGGCTGCACCTGACGCCGGATCACCCGATTATTCAACGGCGCGAAGAGACACGACACAAACGGGCCGAGGCCGAGGCCAAGGTGGCGGAGTGGAAAGCATGGAAGGCGCGGCAGGCACCAACTGACACTTCCAGCATTGTGGGGGCCTTTAATTCGGCGGAAACCATTGCCGATCTGCTGAACCATTACGGCTATAAGCAAGCGGGCAATTCCATCGACTATCGAAGCCCGATGCAGTCAAGTGGCAGCTATGCCACGCGGGATTATGGCGATCACTGGACTAGCCTGTCAGGATCAGACGGGGCGGCGGGCATCGGACGGGACAGCAAAACCGGCGGACGTCACGGGGATGCGTTCGATCTGTTCGTGCATTTTGAACACGGTGGCGACTTCAAGGCTGCGATCAAAGCCTATGCGTTGGAGATCGGGCAGGACTACAAGACAAAGAAGCAAGACGCGCTGGCACGGCTTGGCACAGGCCCTGGCGCATACATCCCGGCGGGGATGACGCACCTGCCTGAGACAAGCCCTGCGGCGGTGAGACTTGCCACCCGCATTGCCAAGGGTATCAGAAAGCAGTTGCCAGTCCTTACAGTCGATCCGGCTGTTGATGCGCTGATTATCCGAGATATGATCGAGGGCGCGTTCTGGTCCGGCGCAAAAATGCGCATGTTCCTGCTAAACCACGATGAATGTCTGGTGCAGTTTGTCTCTTCCGAGGCTTGGAAATTTCTGTGCAAAAGGTTCGGTTCGCCGGTGGATGCTGACGAGATCATCAAGCAACTGGAAACCGATCTGGGCGCACCGCTGGACAAGGTTGAGAAAGATGCGCGCAAGGCGATCAGCGATATAACCGCCGGGGGGGTTGTTGATTATCTGAAATATGAGAACCAGCGCGATTCCGTGGAATGGGCCGTCGATATGTTCGGCACCCGTTCTCGGCTGGAGCTGCGCGATGATGTGGCGCGCATTGTTCTGACGCACCGCACCCTTGTGGCGGATGGCAAGGTTGATCCAGCTTGCGTTGCTGACTACCGGGCACACTTTCCGCTTTTGGATGAGGTGCTGGAATACATCGTCGCCGCGCGGTTCGCACTGGATCGGAAGAAGGCTTTTATCTGGTTATTTGCGGCAAGCGATTGGGGGAAAGACTTCCTCATGGGGGCGCTTCGCGATCTGGGCCTTGTCGTGAAAACGTCCGTGAAAGAGGTGGAGGCGGCGTTCGAGGGCAAGCCGTCCGGCATGAGTGCGACGGGGTTCAAGCGGGCTTTCATCCTGGCCATGAATGAGTTCAAGACTGTGAAAATCAGAGATCAAACAGCTTTGGCTCATACCTGGAGCTTTCACCCAAGAACCAACTTCGCACCCGTGTCCAGATATACACCAAGATGTTCATGTCCGCGGAAAGCGTGGCGTCGCTTGTCGGTGAAAATGGTGTCGAGGATCAGTTCGCCAATCGCATGTCTCTGATCAAGGGCGATGAGAAGCTGACTGATCGGGGTTTGTATAAGGCTGATCAAGGGCGATACTTCCGATCAGTGCGGGGGTATGTCGCTGGCGAGCTTAACCGGCTGATTGGTGAGTATCAGGCGCTTGGCCTGGAAGGGGCCGAGAGGCGCGCGGATACCTACCTGAGCGCGTTCATCGGGCGGCATGGGTTGGATCAACACTATGAGCGACTGTCGGCAAGCTATCCAACTGTGGCCGATCAGGCCGTGGCATGGATCAGGTCGACATCATGGCAGAAGCTGGCCAGCGATGGGGGGTATCACTACCTGACACACGCCACCAAGGTGCTGGATGACTATCTCGCTGAACACTACACTATCAGCGAGGTGGGCACCCTTCGACGGCGCAAGGATGAGATCATGGCTCATATGTCTGACGATGGGCGCGGTAACACCAATCACAGGATCGGCGGTAGGCAGGTGAAGTCGGTGAAGCTGAAAAGTTAAGGCGAACAATCACTTAGATCAGAGAGGCCGGGGCATACGCTCCGGCCTTTTGCGTTGGTGTTACCGGATTTGTTACCGTGTTACCGGCTGTTACTTTTGATCCGGTAACACCTAAGCCATTGATGTTAAACAATAATAAGCATGTGTTACCGTGTTACCAGACTTTTCTATAATTGTGAGAGAAGAAGAAGAAGGGGATATATGTATAGGAGATATGCGCAAAAATCCGGTAACACGGTAACATGGGCGGATTGCTGTTAAATATCAAAGTGTTGCGTGTTACCGGAGCAAAAATAACAGCCGGTAACGCTTGGTAACACGCCCCGCTGGCCAGCATCCTCACCACTGCGGCGGCGCGCTCCATCCAATCCGCACTATCAAGTTGAGAGTGCGCAACCATTCACCAAATTCCCTGTCGCCGGGAAACAGCCCGCGCCCCACATGGCGGCGGCGCGCTCGTGTCGGTCTGTGTGTGCCAAGTTGACACTCACCAACCACTGCCCAAATTCCCTGTCGCCGGGAAACAGCCCGCGGCTCACATGGCGGCGGCGCGCTCCATCTTGTCATTTTCGGTGAGTCGCAAGTTGTTACTCATCATCCCATTTTGGCGCTTCCCCAAGTTGGGGGTGCGCAACCCATTGCCCGAACAAACGGGTAATATAGGTAAGTGTTGCTGAATTATATTTGGGGTGCTAGGATACCCCATGGCAACACCCGACGCGCATATGGTCCCAATGCCCCGTTTCCATAACCCCCGGGGGGTCGGGGGGCTGGGTCTTCTTCTTACACACACGGCCCGGTGGCAGGAATGAAGCGGTCCACCCAAGTCAAGCGGTTCTGCAAGTCCCTGACGGTCCCCACGGGGCGGCTGGCGGGGCGTGCGGTCAAGCTGGCACCATATCAAAATCGTTTCATCGACGGGGCGTTCGCTGACGGGGTGAACGTCGCGTGCCTGTCCATCGGTCGCGGCAATGGCAAGTCGGCTGTCTCGGCCATGCTCTGCGCCGGTGAATTGCTTGGCGCATGGTCTGACGCGCCTGAGCGGGAAGTGATCATCGCGGCCCGGACTCAGGAGCAAGCAAAAATCGCCTGGACCTATTGCGTGTCATTTATCCAGACTCTGCCCGACGATGTGCAGAAGCGGATCACGATCCGGCGGCAACCCCGTTTTGAAATCCAATATGACGACCACAACGGCCCGCACCTGATCAAGGCAATCTCTGCTGACGGCAAGTCTGCGCTTGGGTCCAGCCCGACGCTGGCGGTGCTGGATGAGCGCGGGCACTGGCCCATTGCCCAAGGGGACGAACTGGAAGCGGCGCTGTTGACGGGCCTTTCAAAGCGCGACGGCAAGGCCCTGATCATATCCACCAGTGCCAGCAATGACATGCACCCGTTCTCGCTGTGGCTGGATCGGGATGCACCGGGCGTCTATCGGCAGGAACACCGGCCCACGCCGAACTTGCCCGTTGATGATGTGGACAGTCTGTTGATTGCCAACCCCGGTTCCAAGCATGGCATCGGCCCGACCAATGACGCGGCTCAAAGAGGACGCGGCGCTGGCCTTGGCCCGTGGCGGCTCTGCCCTGTCGCGGTTCCGCCTGCTGTCTCGCAATGAACGGGTGTCTGAGGACAACCGGGATGCACTGCTTGATTTGAACGAATGGCTGCAATGCGAAACCGACGATCTGCCACCCCGGCGCGGGCCGGTTGTGATCGGGCTGGATCAGGGCCAGTCGGCATCCATGAGCGCCGCGGCCTATCTCTGGCCCGACACGGGACGGCTGGAAGCCTGGGGCGCGTTCGGCACTGTCCCGACACTTGAGGCGCGCGGGCAGGCCGATGCTGTCGGTGATCTTTATTCGCAGATGCACAAGCGCGGCGAGCTGGCCTTGATGGGGCAGAAAACCGTCCCGCTGTCGCAATGGCTGCGCCGGGTTGTCGGTCACGTCGAGGGCGAGACGGTCGCGGCGATTGTCTGTGATCGGTTCAAACAATCCGAGATCGGTGACGCGCTGGCAGAGATCGGCAACCGCGCCCCGGTCATATGGCGGGGCATGGGGTTCAAGGACGGCAGTGAGGACGTGGAGCGGTTCCGGCGGTTCGTGTTCGACGGCAACCTGCACGTTTCCCAAAGCCTGCTGTTGCGTCACGCTATTGGCGAGGCGGCGGTGTTCGTTGATCCGGCGGGCAATTCCAAAATCGTCAAGGGCCGGTCGATGGGCCGTATCGACGCCGCTTGTGCCGCTGTTCTGGCGGTTGCTGAGGGCGCGCGGATCATGGGCAGGACGCAACATAAAGGAGGCAGAATAGCATGGGGATGAGGAGCGAATACAAACGGCACTCACGGCACGTGACGCGCGGCCCGCGCTGGAAGGCTCTGCGGATGCAGGCGCTGGACCGTGACAACTGGGCTTGCGTCCAGTGCGGCACCCATAAGCGGCTGGAATGTGATCACGTTCTGCCCGTCCGGGATCGGCCTGATCTGGCCTACACCCTGTCAAATTTACAGATGCTTTGCGGCGCGTGTCACGCCCGCAAAACCCGAATTGAGGTGGGGCACAAGCCTCTAACCCCAAAGCGCCAGCAATGGCGCGATCTGCTGCGCGAAATGCAGCGAAACCCTACCGAGCAAAAGGAAAATCACCATGCTTGAGTCACTGAAAATCACCCGGCGTCAGTCGGAAATCCGTCAAGAGTTGGCGGGCCTTGTCGGCAAGGACGCCCCCACAACGGACGAAACCCGGTCCATGGAAACGCTGGATGCAGAATATCGCACCAACGAAACCCGGTTCCGAGCTGCACTGGTGTCTGAGGATACCGAACGCCGGGAAGCCGGGGCCGAACTCGAAACCCGTTCCGAAAAGGAATGGACCGAGATCATGGGCGCGTTTGAAATGCGCCAAGTCGCCCTGAGCCTTGATGAGGGCCGCGCGCTGTCTGGCCAGACGGCGGAGATCGTCACCGAACTGCGGTCGCAAGGCGGCTATCGTGGCATTCCCGTGCCCTACGCGGCGCTTGAAACCCGCGCCGGTGAGACGGTGGCCAGCGGCGCCCCTGACCCTATTGTCACCCGTCCACTGATCGAACGCCTTTTCCCTGCGTCCGTCGCGGCGCAGATGGGCGTCCAGATGATCAATATCGGCACCGGCGGGCAGGAAACCCCTGTCACCACGTCGGCAATCTCTGCGGGTTGGCAGGCAACCGAACTCGGCAACGTGCCGGGGCCGTCTGCCTACACGACGCTGGACCGCCCATTGAAGCCTGATCACACGTTGGGCATCCAGATGCGGATCAGCCGCAAGACGCTGCTGCAATCCGGCGCTGCTCTTGAGCAAGCCATTCGCCGCGACATGGCGGGCGCCATGCAACAAGAGATGGACCGGGCAATCTTCAACGGCTCTGGTACCAGTGGCGAGCCTACCGGCGTCTTCACCGGCGCAACGGCTTGGGGCATTGCTGAGACCGCTTTGGATGCGGCGGCGTCCTGGGCGGCTATCCGCACTGAGGCTGTGGCGTTCATGACGGCCAACGCGGCGACTGGTCCCGGCGCGGTGCGCCTGCTGATCCGTCCTGAAGTCTGGGACACGATGGATGGCACGTTCATCAGCGGCACGGCAGTGACCGAGTGGGAGCGGCTGACAAACTATATCAGCACGGTTGTCATGTCGCACAACGCCTTGCCTGCCCCGGCTGGAACGCCACTCGAAAGCAAAGCACTGCTGACAACCTCGGCGGGCGGTGTTGCGCCGGTGTTCGTGGGCCTGTGGGGTGCGGTCGATCTGATCCGCGATCCGTATGCAGATGCGCAAACCGGTGGCCTGCGCCTGACGGCTCTGAACACGATGGACACCACGATTAGCCGCGCGGTTCAAACCCGCGTCCTGACGGGCATCCAGTAATGCTCTGGGGCGGTCATAGCGGCGGGCTGGAACTCCGCAAGCGGGCATCCGGCGCATTGGCGCTGCAAGGCCGCTTTCCATATAACAAGCGGGCGGTCCTCAGTGATGGGGGCCGTTCCGGTCGGCCAAGAAAAGAGGCGATTGCATCCCGCGCATTCGCCTATCGCGTGGATGATCCAAAAGAGGACATTCATTTTCTTGTCGGCCATTCTTTTGACAAGCCTTTGGCCAGCCGTGCCGCGGGAACGCTGGATCTTGCGGACAGTGACGATGCGCTGTCCTTCACGGCGACGATCACGCCTGAAATGCAAGAAGTGTCCTATGTGCGGGATATTCTGGCAGGCATCGCGGCGGGGCTGACTGTCGGCATATCGCCGGGGTTCCGGTTGCCACCCAAGCGGGCGGTGCCTGAGCCTGAGCGGATCGAGGATGAGGGCAGCGATCCTGGGAACGGTGAACACAACGCCATTATCAGGACGGTTTTGCAGGCGCTTTTGTATGAGTTGAGCGTCGTGACGCGGCCCGCATATCCCGAGTCGCAAGTCGAGGCGCGGAATTGGACGGCGGGGGGCGTGATCCTGCCAGACACCGGCCTGCACCGCACCTTAAGCCGTTGGAGGGCGTGACATGATTGATCTGATCAAACAATTTGAGGCGGTCCCGGCTGAATACCCAACGGCACCGGCGGGCCTGTCTACGGCAGCGGCAGCGCTTGATGCTGCAATGATCTGGGCGCGGATTGAAGCCTACACCGCGCACCGATGGACCGTGCGGGAAGTGGTGTGGACATTGACGGGCGGCGGGGGCGATCAATTCTACCCGCGTCTGACGCCTGTGGTGTCGCGTGTGGCGCATGTGTGGGACGGCGCGGCATGGGAGGCCCTGACGCTGCTGGACGGCCCGCTAGGCATCTGTCTGCCGCGTGACGGCACCTATCGCATCACGGCGCAGGTTGGCGCTGGTGACGTGCCTGCACCTGTCTCTGAGGCGTTCCGGCGGTTGGCTGAATACTCGGCTGAGATCGGCGACTCCGGC